GGTGTACGCTATAATTACGATAAAAATGGTAATTTAAACATAGATATAGCACCAAGAGCACTGATGATACATGGTGGATTGTATGATGATAAAAACTGGACGCTTGAAAACGGCTACACAACACCATTTAAATCACCACAATGGGATTATTATACATGGAATGGTGTACGTGGCACTCCATTTTATTCAGTTGGATTGATTGCTCCTGTAAATACCAGTTTAATTCAATACGAATATAATCAATATTATTCATATATTATGCAAAATGGTGGTAATTCTGGATATATCACAAATAATATTACAGTACCAGATAGATTAATATATGATGGTGAATTTAGTGTTGGAAATGTAAAATGTAATAAAAATTCAACACACGAATATTCTGTATTAACATTAGGTAGAGGGCAATTAGCTAATAGCAGTGCTCCTGTATATAGAGGAGCAAAAAATGCATTTATATTTGATAATAATCAACTTATAAATGCAGATAACACTGATACAAATTATAAAGCACCAACCAATTTTTGGCCAGCAATAATTACCACCAGCACATACAAAAAATACCATATAGTGCCTATATATGGTTCCGATAGCAACAAAACAATGGCAGCTTTAAGTACAAGTTCTCGATACTACTGTGACGCAGTTGAAGGATGGTTTGGATATAATCCTATTGAATATGGATGGATGTTTATTATAAACAACCCACAAATAAATGATGTGACATTTGGTGAAATATCATCATTCAATCTTATTGATTCTGTATATGTACCATCAACAGCAAAAGACATGATTACAATGTTTGAATGCATGACATTGGATAAAAATGGTAAACCTATTTATAACACAATACATAATTCTGTTTTTATTAAAGATATAAAACCAAGCAATTCTAAATCATTTAGATTAAGAATGTCAAATTTAGATATATCCAAATACAATATGATAACTCTTAAAAATACATCATATTTAACTAATATGATAGTGGCAGTTGTCAGTGGTATTGATGTTACAGATCTAACATCAAGTAAAATAGGATTCACATACCCAACATATGCTCACAATGCTAATGCTTATGAAAGATTTATAATACACCCATATTTACAAAAAATTGATGTAGATGTTTATGATGAATCAATAAAAACATTTACACCAGCAACTCGCATAGGTATATGGGGTACCACAATTGATACATTTGTTAGAAACATTACTAGTATTATTAATGATAATAATAAAAATAACTGCACGATATCATTTGATTTAACTTGTGAAACAGAAAATGGAAAAGCTGATTTCGAAACAAATCTAGTATCAGCTTTATCTTGCTATGAGTGCAGTATAAATGGTAATTTGATTACATCCTAAACTTAGCAACAATATTATCAATGTCTTTATAATAGCACGGTGGAATATGTTTTGCTGCAACTTCAAAACTTTTGATTATCAATTCACGCTCGTAATCTGATAATTCAACTAAGTTTTTATTCACCTGTTCACAACTAACAGGTTGTTCTGTCAGTTGTGTTTTTTCTGTTTTTTTCTTTCTAGCCATTTTACATTATACTGTTCAACACAATATCATGAATTTCACTTTGTGAAAATGTAGCTTGTAACCCATTTTCAACATTTTTAGTAATTACTGCAATTGCATCATGAGCATGTAATGATTCACAATGAACACAAATTACTTTAAAATCAAGAATTCGTTCATCTTTAATCAATTGCTCATATACAAGTCTTACTGCATCTTCCACAAATTTAAGATATGCTCCATTTAGCTCTGCAAATGCTTGTTCGGTTTCACGCTTTACTAGCACCTGTACTTCTGTTTTAAGAGCTTCTCTACATTTTTCAACCAATTCTTCAATCCAAATTTGTTTATCATCAAATTGAACAGTTACTCTAGCAATACTTCTTTGAGAATGTGGTGTTGCTAAAATATTTCTGTTTTCCATTGCATGTAACGATAATTCAGTTGAACATGGACAAGTTGATGAATATACAAAATCTAGATGAATGAATCGTTTAATAACATCATTTTTATCAAGATTTACTTCTAGTGTTGTTTTATAGAATTGATATCCTTTAAGTTTACTCCTTAAACTTTGAACCAACATAGGATATGAAAAACTCATAAAAATGTGTGCATCAAACGAACCAAGTTTTTCTTTATATGCATGCAAAATTTCTTCTAATGTATCTAAAGTAACAGTTTTATTACTATATTCATAGAAGTTTCTCATAATACGACTCATATTAATGCCTTTTTTATTAGCTTCTAATGAGACTGTACCTGTAATTGATGCTTCAACCACAACCTCTTTACCATCTTTAGTTGGAATTGTTAAAGGTAATTTAAAATTATGGATACCAACATGTTCAATTGATACGTTTGCACCTTTAATTAAAGATGAAGGTCCATTTTGTAAATCAGGAAGAGTTTCAATATATTCTTCCGTCACTTCAAAATCTTGATATTCTCTTTTAAGATTCATATTTTTTCAAATATATTTATACATTTTAACTTACTAGTTCACCATAACCCAAACTTTTAAATACTTACAATAATGCAAATTCATACAAAAGTTTTTGATAAACAACTCCACTTCAAATATATGAATAATAAAGTATACAAACACCTATTAACATATATTGAATGTAAAGATAATATTGGATTATGCAATTATATTGATAAATTAACTGATAAAAATTACAATGTTTATCAAAAATTTATTTTAATGTTGCATTTATATAAAACATGTATTGATGATAAAATAACATACACTAAAAAAGACAACAAATATATGTTTTATTTGGATGATATTATTAATTCATTGCCAACTATTATAGAAGAATCATGGGTAGAAATCGATAACAATGTAAGTATTTTAGTCAGCCTACCAACCACATTTTACATGAAGACTGTAAATGATAACTCTTTTAATATTACAGCTGGTGAAATGAATGAATATTTCGTAGATAACTGTATTAAATCAATAAAAATTGGTGACTCAGTGCATAATCTATCTCCAAGTGATATAAATCAATTACCATCAAACATATTCAATAACATCATTCAATATATACGTTCCCTAGATATATCATTACAGCAAATAAATGTATTTGGTGATTTTAAAATTAAGCTTTCAGTATTCAGCCTTTTAAACATTATAATACTTATGTTTAAAACAGATATGCACAATTTATGTGAATTTGAATATGTGTTAAGAAAACATGCTAAACTGTCAAACTACGATGATATATCAATGAAGACAGCGCATGAATTTGCTGACATCTATTCACATGAATTACAAGCTCAAAAAGATGCTATAGATGATGCTAAACGACAAACAACCAATATAGTATAAAAACATGTTACCAATTTTTGCAATTGCACGCACTGTCAAAACTAGTGCAAATATTTATACAGCAGTTAATTCTAAAAAAGAAAAACAAACACTTAAAGACCGATTACTGTTTAGAAAAAATAAAATAATGAACATCAATAATGTAGATGGAAATGCTCAACTTAAATTAATAGAACATATTGAACAATTTGTGAAACATAAAATTCTTGTAGATTTAAAAAATCAAGCTTCATTTACATTTACAAGAACCATGGCTATTGCTAAATGGATATTGATTATTGGAGCAATTGGGATGATAGCATATCAATTACGTGGGTTTATTAAAGCTTTTATTGATTTTGCAAATTATATAAATACACATTTTAAACCAATAGAGCAAATTCACAAACTTATTAAAGCATGGCACAATAGCAATGGTAATATATTTATATTTTTTACAAAGTGTAAGCGTCATATATATAGCTTAAAAGATATATTTATTAAAAAACTTGAAGAAGGTTGGAATAATATGGTGAATATGTTACTAAATATATGTGATAAGTTGTGTGATTTTGTTACTAATATATTTACCAATATTAAAACTAATTTGATAGATTTGTTTGGTGCATCTGATGACACATCACCAATATTTGATGAAAACCAAATAACACTTGAAGGTGAAATTCGTGACCCATATGACTATACAAAAACATATATGCTAAACGATTCACATTTACATGATGGTCAAAAATTACCACCACCAACTGAAGACAACACCGACAATAGTGAGTTACAAACTGATGGTGAGGACCCAAAACCAAATGAAGAAGATAATAATTGGACGGTATCTAAACTAGTTAATTCAGTAACAAAAATTACTGATGCATTAAAACCAGCAGGAGAAGAAGTAGTAAACACAATCAAAGGTATTTTTGACAGTGGTGATAAAGCAAAAACAGAAAGTAACAATAAAATAAAAACAGAACAACAGAAAAAAACATATAAGTCTGAAACAAGAGAAACTGTAAACCCACAAAAACCAACTTTTGACAAAACTAATTCTGAGAAATTCGATTTCAAATTACTTGCTATG